GGATAATGTGTTATTTGGTTGTATATTATGTGTATGAAAAATTATGGAAAAAACGATGCACGTGACTATTGTGCAAACTGGAACAGTGGTAAATGCCTAGGATGCATGATGCGTACTGACAGTGATGTTTTAAAGATTCGTGTCGATTCAAAACTTGAAGGCAAAGATTGTATAATCAATCAAGGGTGTGATTACTTTGACATGGTAGTTGTACCTTCAATTCCTAAATAGAGAGAAAATATGAAAGACATAGAAGTAATAGACTACATAGAAACAAAGTATCCTGAGATGGCAAAAAGATTTAAAGAGATACTAGATGAAGAGTACAAGCTCTTTTGTCGAAAGCAACATGATTACGGAAGTGACAACATAACACTAGGAGAAGATATTAGTACCGAAGAAGGTAGAATGGTTTCTCTTACAGCTTTAGTTGTTCGCATGAATGACAAGATTAATAGATTAAAAACTATTATAATTAAGAATAAAGGTCGTAACGCAGTTAAAAAAGAAACATATATGGATGCATTCATTGATTTGTCTATATATGGAATTATAGCGCAGTTAGTATCAGAAGACAAATGGGGTTAATAAAAACAACCAAGCTTAAGATAGAAGCTGCAATAATTAAAATACTACTTAAACTACTATTTAATCGGAAGTAATTATGAAATGGAAACAAGAAGAGCTTAGTGTCTTAAATCTGTATAGAGATGGAACAAAGACAATAGAGCAAATTAGAAGTTATTTAAAAAAATCTGGATACAAAAGGACTTATAAGTCTGTAGCTAGAAAACTTGAATCATTAAATATTAAAAAACCTTTAAGCAATTATAGTAACATTAATTTACCAAAGATATTAATTTTAGATATTGAAACTACACCTATGGGTGTATGGACTTGGAGTCTTGGAAAACAATATGTTGGTCATCATGCAATTATGAAAAATAAAAATGGAGCAATGATGGACTGGCATTTGCTAAGCTGGTCTGCTAAATGGTTGTATGATAGCGAAGTAATAAGTGATGTGCTAACACCTAGAGAAGCTAAAGCTAGAAACGATAAACGTATAATGAAGTCTGTTTGGAAGTTGCTAAATGAAGCAGATATTATTATAGCTCATAATGGAGATAGGTTTGACCTTAGAAAAATAAATGCTAGGTTTATAGCTAATGATATCAAAGCACCTTTACCTTTTAAAACTATAGATACATTAAAGCAAGCAAGAAGAGAGTTTGCCTTCTCTTCCCACAAGCAAGACTTTATAACTAAGTTTTTAAAATTAGAAGAAAAATTAGATACAGAGTTTCAACTGTGGATTGACTGTATGAGTGGAAATCAAGAAGCTTTAGACAGAATGGAAAAGTATAATCGTGGTGACGTTATAGGTCTTGAAGATATGTATCTCAAGCTAAGGCCTTATATGAAGTCTCATCCTAATATAGCTGTAATGATTGATGATGACTGCTGCACTGTTTGTGGAAGTAATCAATTAAAAGCTACTAAAAAGTTTTATTATACTGGAAGTAGTAGGTACAGATTGTATACCTGTAATAGCTGTCATTCTCCTTACATCAGAAACAAAAATAGTGAGAGTAATAAAGAGATTACAAAACGCTCTGTTTCAAGATAACTTGACTTTTGTATGTTTTTTGATTATATTGTATTATGATAACTAGAAAAATAAATAAAATTAATCATCCGATATATAGTAGTATAGATGAGTTTCGAAAGGACAACCCTAATCTATTATTAGTTAATAACTGGAGAGAAGGCACAGAAGGTAGCTGGATAGTTTCAGACGACGGACAAGTCTGCGAGGTTTTAAAACGTGGAACAATGTTTAAAAGAGCAGGCAGTAAGCAAAAAAACTATTACATTAGGGTTCCTCTCGGAACATTTATTTGTGGTGATAAAATTAAAATGGAAGGTAAGCCCAGAAGAAACCTTTATTCTTTTGGATTGACTGACACTAGTGTCTACGAACATAAGGTCGAAAAGAAAAAGACCACACAAAGAGAGTTTCTTTTTGCTCAGTATGTAGCAAAGGGAGAAGATGTAGTAGAGGCTTTTGTAAAAGCATTTCCAACAAATAACAAATCGTATGCTGAAGGTCAAGCCAAAATATTAATGAAGGCTAAAAGGATTCAAAACATGATTAGAGAAGAAATAGATAAAGTATTAAGTGACGCAGATATAACTCCACTATATCTTTTAGAGCAGATGAGAGATATTGTTGACAAAGGAGATTCTAACGATAGAGATAAGATACAAGCTTTAAAAACATTAATGCAGATTAGCGGCATGATGGATACAGAAAAGAAAACAGAGTCTGTTGCAGTCTTTCAAGGTTTTACAAAAGAACAATTAGATGCCATAGGGGGTGGTAATGTCAAGGAACTTGCTTCGGTTGAAAGAGAGATTGAAAACTAAAGACTGTCATTTTTGTCATACAAGATTAATGATTGATGGTATAGTTATTCACGATATTGATATCAATCAATACTTTGCTCAATGTGTTCATTGTATGACTGTTTATAATTATGATTTTAGTATAGAACATCTAGGCGTGCCTAGACAAATTGGATTATCCTAATGAATAAAGAAAAAAATAAAATAGCTGTTTATGGAACACTTAGAAGAGGTGAAGGCAAATTGGGTAGAATAGAGAACACATCTTTAGTGTATCCAGGTCATCAAACATTTCCAGCAATAATACAAAACTCTAAAGGTAAAGGAACTGTAGTTGAGGTTAGAGATATCACAGAAGAACAGTTAATGAGATACGATATGTATGAAGGTATTTCATCTGGTCTATACAGAAGAGTACAAACAACCGTTGACATGGAAGATGGAACAAAAGAAGATGCATGGGTTTATGTAGCTGGAGATGAAATGATGCAAAGAAGTAGTTCTTTTAAAGTAATTCAAAGTGGAGATTGGTACGATAGATAATTTTAATATAAACTCAAGCGGTCAAAAAGAAAAAGACCGAGTACTTAGTATAGTTGCAAATGATTTAATTGCATTTGGTCAGTTGTTTTTACCAGATGATTTTATGAAGTCATCTCCAGCTCCATTTCATTATGAGGTAGGTAAAAAACTTTTAGACCCAAAATCAAGAAAGATGTGTATTGTACTTCCTCGTGGTCACTCTAAGTCTACAATGGCTAAAGCAGCACTGCTGCATAAAATATATTTTAACCCACAAGGAAAAAAAGAATTTGCAGCTTGGGTATCTGAAGAACAAGGTCAGGCTGTAGACCATTTAAAATATATTAAAAACCATATGGAATATAACAATGCATTAAATTATTATTTTGGAGATATGGTTGGTGACAAGTGGACTGAAAAAGAAATAACTACTAGTAGGGGTGATAGAATTATAGCTAAGGGTACTAGCCAAAGATTGCGTGGTAGGTCTGAGCTTGGTACTAGGTATACAAAAATTATTCTTGACGACTTTGAATCAGAATTAAATACAAAAACTCCAGACAGAAGGCGTGAAATAAAAGAATGGTTAATGTCTACTGTCTACCCTTCTTTAGAAGAATCAAAAGGCAACGAGGGCTCTATCTGGTTAATTGGCACTATCGTACATTACGATTCAGCATTACAGGCTATATATGATGGATACCTCGAAGCTAAAGATAAAAAAGAAGAGTACACTTGGGATGTTGTATTTCATAGAGTATTAGAAGACGGTAAACCTCTTTGGGAATCTTATTTTAATAAAAAGAAAATAAATCAAATACGAAGAGATTATGAAAATGTAGGTCAGCTGCATAAGTTTGCTCAAGAGTATATGAATGATGCTAGAGATTTAGCAACTGCTAAGTTTAAAATAGATAAAATACAACACCATGATTATGAGTTAGTTAGTAATTCAAATCAATGTTATTTAAAAACTGGTGATGAGGTAATACCTGTAAATGTTTATATGGGAGTAGACCTAGCTTATGAGTCAAATGCTCATAACGATTATCAGGTAATTATGGTTACTGCAGTTGATAGCGATAAGAACTTTTATGTGATTGATTATTACCATGAACATCTACCTCTTTACGAGATGCCACAAAAGATTTTTGAACTAGCTAAACTTTACTCTCCTATAAGGAGAGTAAATGTAGAGCACGTTGGAGCACAAGGAATAATTAAAGATTCTGTTAATCAAATTAGTGGTTATGATAGAAAAATGGCTCCTGGAATAGCTAGAGGAGTAAGGCCTCCACAGGGAATAAAAAAAGAAGATAGAATAGAATCATCGTTATGTCCTATCGTAAACCGTGGTAAACTTTATATAAAAAAGAATCATCAAGAACTTGTAGATGAAATGTTTCACTTTCCAAAAGGAAAGCATGATGACCTACTAGATGGTCTTTGGTATTCAATAACAAATGCCAGAGCTCCTCTTAGTAAAAGCTTTGATGCTGCTAATTTTCACTTAGAAGATAGTGAAGATAAAAAAAGTAAAAAGAAGTCTTCAATTAGAAGTTGGATTACAGGACAAAGAATTTAAAAAAACACTTGACTTTTTAGGTGTTTTTCGTTATATTATATAGTATATATATTAAAGGAGTTTAACTATTAACTACGTAGAAACTTTTGCAGAGAACAACGAAGCTCAAAAGAATAGAGATTTATGGAGAAGGTGGAGAGACGCAAGGTCTGATTGGGAAGTAGAAGCACGAGATGCTATTGACTTTTCTTTAGGCAATCACTATTCCTCAGAAGAGTCAGATATGCTTCAATCAGTGGGGCAAGGTGATTTTATTATTGACAGAGTTTACGCTGCTGTTGATAAATTAAAATCTCTTCTTACTTCTCGCAATCCAAAATTCTCAGCAGTAGCTAGAGAAGATTCTGATTACAAACTTGCTAATGTTTGGAGAACAATGTTAGAATATGTTTGGGATATATCAGATTGCAATACTCATTTTAAACAAGTAGTACACGATTACTCCGTAGCTGGTCTAGGATATTTTTACGTATACCTTGACCCAGAAGCTGATTATGGTAGGGGTGATGTTAAGATTACACACATAAATCCCTTTAGAATATATGTAGACCCAGCCTCAAGAGATAGATATTACGCAGATTCATCTGCTATGATTTTATCTACAATACTTACAAAAGACCAACTCCTTGGTTTATATCCACAGCTATCTGAAATGATTGATAGCATAGACTCATCTAGCGATGAAGAAGACTACCCATCATCAAAACGAAAAAATTCATCAGCATCATTTACTCCTGATGTCACAAAAGATTACGATAGGGGTGGGTATGAAAAGTATAGAATATTAGAGAGATTTGAAAAAATTAAAGTTCCTTTTTACAGGATATTTAATAGAGAAACACAAGAAGAAAAAATAGTTGACCTAGATACATTCCAAGGCATAGCTGAGGAAAATGGTCATCTTTTAGAATCGGGACTGGTGGAAGCTGTAGAAGTTCTACAGACACGTATTCGCCATGTAGCTACAGTCGGTCAAGTTCTCCTTTATGAACAAGTTCTCAACACCGACGTTTATCCTATTGTACCAGTCCCAAATATTTGGACTAACACTCCATATCCAAAGTCTGATGTTACAAAAGTAAAAGACTCACAGAGATTAATTAATAAATTATTCTCATTAACATTGAGTCATGCTCAGGCTTCTGCTGGATTAAAGTTATTAGTACCTGAAGGAAGTGTGGATGATATAGGTCAACTTGAGAGAGACTGGGCTAATCCAAATGCTGTTATAGAATACAATCCAGAGTTTGGAGAACCTCATTATCCAGCACCACAGCCACTAGCTTCTGAGTTTTATAATTTAATTTCTAGAGTAGAATTTTATATAGATTTAAATTTTGGTATCTCAGAACTTATGCAAGGGTTTAAGTCTGGTGCTCCAGACACAGTTAGAGGTACTTATTTATTACAAGAAATGGGAGAAAGTAGAGGTCGCTCAAAATTGAGAGACATCGAAGGAAGCTTGGATATACTTGGTAAA